TTTAATTCCAATGGTACGTAAGATGACTGATATATCTGGTTCAGGTGTTGGTTCAGGATTTGTTGGTGTAGAAAAATACGCTGACGCTTCTACAATTCTTAACGGTGAAATTGGTTCAGTAGACCAGTTCCGTTTTGTTGTAGTTCCTGAAATGCAGTATGATTCAGGTGCGGGTGCATCTAGTGCAGACATTTTCCCTATGCTTTGTGTAGGTGACGGTTCATTTACTACTATTGGTTTCCAAACTGATGGTAAGAGCCTTAAGTTCACTACTACTCACAAGAAGCCAGGTAAAGAGACTGCTGACGTGAATGACCCTTACGGTGAAAAGGGTTTTTACTCAATCAAATGGTACTATGGGTTCATGGCTTTACGTCCTGAGCGTCTAGGAATCATTTGGTGTAAAAAAGCTTAATTAAGCTTGTCTTCCTCACATACTACGTATGTGGGGAAGACTTAATATAGGAGATATTATGAACATACAAGAAATGACATCCAAACAAATTAGTGATGAGTTACGTAATCACGGTGTAAATATGCACTTTAACAGTAAAAGAGAAAAGTTAGTGCAAACATTAGAAAATATTAATAACAACGATAAAGTGAGTATTACTATGAATACAAAACAATCAACTGCTAAAACAGACGAAGAAATAGCTGCTGAAATGGGAGTTACTATTCTCAGTGATGACATGATAGATAACTACGCATACAATGGTGTTGAATTAGAAGGTTTACAAGCTGCAGAAGGATTAAGTTTAGTTAGAGTTGTAGTTAGACCAAATGATCCATTAAAAGTAGAAGCTGTTGGCGATATTTTTACAGTAGGTAGTAATGTAATTAACGATGGTCAAGCAGTTAAAAAATATGTTCCTTATAATAATGATGAAGGTTGGCATATACCTAAAATTATTTATGAACATCTTAAAAATGCTGAGTGTCAGATTTTTGCAAGAACAACTCGTAATGGTCAAGAAATTATGGAGCCTAAAAATATTAAAGCATATAATGTTGAAGTATTACCTCCACTAACACCAGAAGAAATTGATAAATTACGTGTTAAACAAAAAGCAACAGGATCAGTAGGATAATATTATGGCACTAACAAATGCATCACTGACACAAGGTAGTTCAGTAACAAATACTAATAATGTAATTACAGGTACTGGTGTATTTGATGATTTAATGGAGTCTGTTACTGCACATTTAGAAGCACAGTTTCAATTAGGTAGAATAACAGGGACAGATTTTGCTACTGTGTATTTAGGAGCAATGCAAAGTGCTTTACAAGCTTCAGTTAGTTATGCAATTGGTCAAGAAAAAACAAATGCAGAAGTTGCTTTATTAACTCAAAAACAAACAACTGAATTTGCTCAAACACTCGTTACAGGAAATCAAACTCCTAATGCTAATAGTGTAATGGGTAAAGACATTACATTAAAAGGTGAACAAGCTAAAGGATTTAAATGGAATGCAGACCAAAAGTATCTTAAAACATTAATTGATGCTTGGACTATTAATACTAATGTTGCAGGAACACCTGTTACTACTATTACAGCGTTAAATGCTACAGGTACTGGTAATCTAAACACACAAATAGCTAACGCAGAACCTACAGGCTAATGTCTAACAGATTGCGCAACAATGTCATAGCTTTAAGTATTGTTGCATGTTTTTGGGTAATCTTTGTATTACCTGTAATGGCAGTAGATGAAAGCTCGATAACACAGAACACTACATCTACTGTAACAACTACAGGTACAAATGAGACTACAGTTAAGTCTCCTCCTCCTTCAGCTATATCACCTAATGTAGGTGGTAATAACTCTGATTTATGTACTATATCTTCTAGTGGCGCTTTAGGCACACAAATATTATCTTTAAGTTTAGGTGCTACTTATACTGAAGAAAATTGTCTTAGATTAAAAAAAGCAGGTAGATTATATGATATGGGTATGAAAGTAGCCGCAGTATCAATAATGTGTCAAGATAAAGATGTATGGCAAGCTATGATGGATGCAGGAACTCCTTGTCCAATAGATGGCTTGATAGGCAATGAAGCCAAAGCTGCATGGCAAGTTAGGACTGACCTAATACCTATGCCAGAGGATGAAGATGAAATTACTACACAAGAAAAGCGTGATAAGGTTCTCAGCATTATGGGTACTGCTGCTGCTGCCTTTATCTTCTTTTAGCTACACATTCGGTTACACACCTAACGCAGCTATCAATGGCTTACAGTGGTCAATGAATCCTACTTACATAGGAGTCAATGCTATTGGCGGTATGGATATATCAGGTGTTACTTATAAATACACACCTGTTAAAAACAAAGAAGATAATTATATTGTTACTTTAGAAAATGATAAAGTAGGTGGTGGTTATGTGTTTCAGGATGTACAGAACTGGTCACAGCGTGAAGGTGGTATTGAAGTTAGAAGAACAATAGCTTTGCCTTATACACCTTTAGCAATATTTGGTAATGGTAGACTTAAAGAAGAAGGTACAGGTAGTATAGAAAATGCTGATGTAAAATACATCTACAGATTTGACCCTTGTTTTGACCCACAAAGTGACCCTAACTGTCCTGGGTATGTAAAGCCTAAACCACCTCCATTACCTGAGATACCAGATTATGACGCGTTGCAAGATGAGTCAGTCCAGCTCGCACAAGCAGAAACTAATAAGGAGTTGTTAGAAGAAAACAAAGAAGCTAAAGAAGACGAAGACGAGGCAGAAGATAAAGAAAACATGGAGTCTCTTTTAGCTGCTACAGAAAATGCACTTACTATTGCTAATGAAGTATCGCAAGCTGCATTGTTACAAGTAATAAACAAAGCAACAAATATTAACACATATTATATTGCGAATATCCCAGGTAAGATGTACAAAGAATCAATTGTTTTACAAGATAAAGATATAGTGGATAATAGAAGAGCGTTAAGGAGTTTAGGACAAGATAAATTAATGAATACAATGATAGAGGAGCAATACCAATGAAAAAATTATTAATAGCAATGAGTTTAATAATTGGTGCAACACCAGTGTTGTCAGCAGACATTGATGGTACAGTTGAATCGAGATGTACAGTTGCAACAACAGTAGATGGAAAGTACGGTAACCCAAATGCTTATACGCTAACAACAGACCCTGCTAGTAACGGACAAGTACCTGTAATTAGATTTGATACTACACTTGCTGACGCTTACTACGCACAAGTTTCTTACCCTACAAGCTTTAGCTCAAGTCCATCATTGTCAGACAATGTAACGTGGACTGGTGCTGTTTCTGTAAAGGCTACAGGTGCAGATGGCATGAGTGGATACCAAGCGGCATCAACTACAACTGGTGCAATGCGACAGTACGGACTTAGCGTAGCAGGTAGTGTTTGGCTACAGTCAACGTCAGTAGCTGTATATGGTGGTAACAGAGCGTTTCCGGGTGGTGCATATAAAGCAGTTGTATTAGCTGAATGCGTGGCGCAGTAATATTATGTTTACTGCTGAGCGGAGCAGTGCTAAGCCACGAAATGACACCTACCTATCCAAAGTGGGAAATATCTGGTGTCGATGATGTAAAGAAAACAACTATGCGGCTTTGGAACTCAAGAGAAGATGTACGGTACTATGAAATAGGGGTATTTTCTGACGATTGGAAACCAATACCCTTTGTTACTGCGTATAGAATAATTCCTCTTGAGTATTTAAAAGAAGTAAAGTTTGATGTCTACATTACAGAAAACAATATAAAAAGAGCAAGGTACATATGTTCTTTGTCTAAACTAAGGAGTAGCAATGAAAGTCAAACGTTGCTAGCTACAAGAATATGCTCAAAATTCAAATAAGTTTTTTACTATTGATGTTGAGCTGTTCACAAGTGTTAGCTAATAGTACTTCGCTTAATTTACAGTTACCTAGTGGTGGTAGTACTCACGGTACAGATAGAATTAAAGCTGGAGATCTAGATTGTACTAACTCTATTGGTGGTTCAACAAATTTTGAATTTGGTCTTACAGGTATTGTTAATAACGCAGTTGCTCCAATACTTGGTAAAGAAGACCCTCTTAACCCACAAACAAAAGACTTAGGTATATATGCTAGAATAATAATACCTTTAGATGCACCAAAAGAAAGAATTAATTGTAATACGTTGTATCAATTAGAATTACAACGTAGACGATTAGAAGTAGAAAAGTTACGGCAAGAAATTGATTTGCTAAAAGCATTACAAGTTAATACGGAGTTTGATAACTAATGGCTGATTTAGGAGAAAAAGTAGCAGAGATAGAAGGTTTAGTAGATAAACGACTTAAGATAGGTAGCTTAAGGTTTACTTATACGCAGCTTGTAGGAGCCTTTGCTCTATTATCTACGATTGTTGGTAGCCTATACGGTGGCTTTCTTATGTATCAGAAAGTCGAAGGAATCGCAAATTTGGACCTCGATTCTATAGCTGGACAGATGAAAAAAACAGAAGCTGAAGTATTACGCATAGAAGAGCATGCAAATGCTATTAAGATAGAACTTAAAAAAGATATGACAGATTTACGTAATTCACAATGGAATTTAGAATCTAAAGTAGATACTAAGTTACAATCTGTAGATACTAAGTTAACTAGCTATGATACTAAATTAGATAGATTTGAAATTAAAGTAGATAAGACCAAAGAAGACCTTATGAAACGAGTACAAGAATCTTTAGACAATCCATTAGCTAACTAACAATGGGTTTATGTGATGTAATTGAAGATATTGTTGAAGACATTGTTGATGCAATTGTTGATGTTGTAGATACTATTGTTGATGTAGTAGTAGGAGTTGTAGATGCTGTACTATCTCCTGTTGCTAATCTATTAGGTTTTGAAGATGGTGAAACATCTGCTAGTGATGTAGAATTATTTGAAGTACACAATCAAGCTTTATTTGCAAAACCAGATAAAAAAGCTTCTGCAGAAACAATTGTTAATGCAGTTATTAACGGTAATGATATTTCTGAAGCATTACGTTTTGCTTCACTATTTAAAAATGGTAAACAAAACGTTAGAAAGTTTATAAAATTTATTGACGATGGCGATTACTTTGAAGATTTTCCAGTCTTAAAAGGTAATGTTATGACAGTTGACTATGACGAAGTTGATTCTGTATTAACTAGTCTTAACAGTGCTCCTGCTACTATAACTAATGCTAAGTTAGGAACATTGTTTGTAAATCCTTGGCAGAAATATTGGTTGCAAGAAAATAAAGCTTATGTACATGAAACATCTACGTTTACGCATAGTGGTACAGCTACTGTAGTTAATGTTAGTAATTCTGTATATAACAGCAGTAGTAATAATTACACATTACGTACAGGAAGTCCATTAGCAAACTTTACAGCTTTTAATATACCTAGCAAACCTACCGGATTACATTACATAGTAAATTATTATTTAGACAGTGCTCCTAGCGTAAATAAATTATTTGTATATAAAGTAGGTGTTGGCACTTATAGTGGTTTAGATGATCCAAATACTCAAATTACTACTACAGGTAGTGATACTTTAAGTGTGTTACCTGCTATACCATTAAGATTAAACAATACTAATTTTAATGCATCTGGACAAAATACAAGTAAACGCGACAAAATAATTGCTTTAGCTGATACTTTAGGATTAGATGCTGAAGACATTATTGCTAAAGTTATGGAAGATGTTGCAGCAACTAACATAGCAAATTATCAAAACAAAGTTGACCATGTTTATTTAAACTTTGGTGTAAGAGTCTGGGATACATCTCAAACATCTATGAATTATGGTTTTAGATTTATTAGTACACTGTTTCCTGGTCAAGGTGTAACTAAAGCTATTTATGATAGTACACCAAGTTCAGATGACAAACCTTACAATACTATTCTCGTAACACAAGGTGATTATAAGTTAGCATTTACCTGGGCGTATATTACATTTGCTAATTACACTTTAGCAGCTATTAATAACGCAGGTGCTGGTTCAGACATTTATGAAAGATATTATTCAGATTTATCTAAATTTACAGGCGGATATTTAAACAGCACTTACTACACATCTAGTGGTGTAGCAGATTACAATGTTAAATACATAATACAAGATGCTTATAATTATAATTCAATTCATGGATTTTTAAGTGGTAATCAATATTCTCTTGCTGGTCCTGCACCTTTTGCAACTGAAAGTACTTTAATAAATTTTAGTCTAGCGCCAGATTCAAATGATTTAGAAAACGCTGTTTCTACTATACAAAGTAGCCATACTGTTGCTTTTGTAAGTCAAGGTTATACTCAAGGTCCAGGGCAAGACTCAACTTGGACATATGTATTAAAAACAGGTTATCGTATGGTTACAAGTGATGGCACGTTTACAGGTGATGGTTCGACTAGTCATTTTTTATATGAAGGACATTCAGTAACGGGTGCTGATACATCACATAATGGTGGTACAACTGTTTCACTTAGACAAAGTACTTCAACTAAATCAAATTATTATAGAACTACAGGATATGCTGCAAGACCTACTGCACAAGGAGGAACTAATGGAGTATTTACAACTAAGACAGCTGCAGAATATAATGCTTTGAGTACATCAGATAAAGTTGATTATGAACTAATAGTAAATATAAATGATAACCATAGTACTGAAGCAGCTACTTGGGGACAAGTTGCTCAAGATATAGTTTTTACAGGAAGTGATATTGGAAGTCCAAATACAAATGAATATAGACAAGGTGCTGCAACAAGGCGTATTTTTAAAGGACCTGTTGGTGCTAGAGTAGAAGTTACAACACATAAATTTAATGGAATGGGTACACATCCTACGTTTATAGGTACTGTAAGAAAAGATAAAATGTATCAAAGATGGACTTCACAAGAACAAACTAATGAAGGATATACATTTTTAAGTCAACAACAAATAGCTTCTAATACAGGACATTCAATTGGTACTGAAGCTCATTGGATAGCCTATACAGCACAAGTAAAATACATAGCAGGGAATTTTCTTTTAGAAGTAGATAAAGCTACTGAAGGTACAACTTCAGGAACATCATTTACATACTATCAAAATGTAGTTAACGGCATGAATGCTTATACAATTCATTCACCTAAAACTATGTTACGAGTTATAGATGCTCAGACTAGTAAGTTTAAGATGGTTAACTTTGATTTAACAAACCCTACGGGGTTAATGATACCGTTTTCATATGAAGTTATTAAAAGCTTACCTAATGACCACGTAACTAGTTTAGTTACAGCTAGTGCTCATATATCGTTGTATGTAGCAGATGTACAAATAATTGAACAACCTACTTGGGTTAAGTTATTAAAAATAGTACAAGTAGTGTTATTTATAATGGCATTAATATCAGGACAACTTGCTATAGCAGAAGCTTTAAAAGCAATGATAAAACAAATAATTATTAATTTAGTTATTGAAAAAATTGTAGTTACTATTGCAAAAGAAATAAGTCCTGAATTAGCATTAGTAGTAGCAGTAGCTATTGGTTATCAATTAAGTGGTGGAAAAGCAATAAGCTTTACATCATTTAAAGATTTAGGAAATTTAATAGCTAATACAACAGATTTAATAGCAAGTGTTGTAGAAACTACAGTAGAAGGTTTACAAGATGATTTAACTGCTGAGTGGGATGCAGAAAAAGAAAGACAAAAAACTATAGAAGATCAATTAGCAGAATTAAATGAAGAATATAGTCCTAACACATTAAGAAATTTAAATAATTTAATAAATGTAAATATGCAATCTAGTATTAACCCTATGATGCCTACAGAATATTTAGCTTTTTATGATAACTTTAATGTTTTAGGATTTGAAGATTTTAATTACGATAATAATTGGGATGTTTTATATGAAACACAAGTAATGCAAACATAAAAAGAACTATACAAGGTAATATTTATGATGTATGATAATAGTAACTTTATTTGTAAGCTCTAATCGGAGATAAAAATGGCAATAACTACTGGAACTAATTGGGAAGAAATACTATATGGAAATATAGGCAGTGATAGAAATGCTGGCTATACAGGAAGTTCACAAGGTGCTGTAGGATCTAATATAGGATCTACAAATGCTTTTCAAGGATTAAAGAGTTATGACTTATCAAGTAATTCTAGAATGTCAAGTGATCCATTACGTGTAACAAGTTCTTTTAATCCTAAAATAGATAATAGTAAATCAAATTTTGGTTTTAATAATGAAACATTAACTGCAGGTGGAAGTGTATTAAAAGGTTTAGGTAGTGTTTTTGAAGCTTTAATGGCATATAAAAACTATGGTTTAGCTAAAGACATGATGAAACAAAGCACTGATGCTTTTAATATTAATACTGCAAATCAAACTGCTTTGCTTAATAATAAAATTAAAGATGTCAATGCATTTAAAACTGCAAATAAAATGACAAATACAAGTTCTATGCTTCCTAACTATCAATTACCTGGTGGTTCAAACATAGTTAGTACTTAAAAGGAGCACATTATGGCAACAACTTTAACTTGGAAAACTGTACAACGTGATGGTAACGCTGAAAAAGCTTTAGCATTAGCAGCACAAGCAGGGAGAGATATTGGTTCAAGTTTTGAAGATGCAGGAAAGACTTTAACTGATTTTGGTGAAAAGAAAACAGATACTGAAACAGATGCATTTATAGCAGATTTAATGTCAATGAATAGTGATGCAGAACGTCAAGCTGCAATAGCACAAGCAGATAATTCATTTTTAGATTTAGGTCGTGTAGCTGAACGTACTTATGAATTAGGGGCTGATGAAAGAGCATTAGAAACTCAATTAGCTAAAGAGCAAAGAAATTTAACAACTCAAATAGCTCAAGAAGGTAGAGAACAAGAATATGAAAGCAGTATATTTGATAGAGATGTTCAGTATGAAAAAGATATTAATAAACGCGAAATAGAAGAAGCTAAAACATTATTAGGTGAAGAACAAAAAAGAGAAGATTTTCTTACTATGATAGCTAATAAAAGAGAAGATAATAAAAGAGAAGACGAAGTTAGATTGATGAAAGAAATGCAAGAAGAAAATCTAATGGATAAAGGTTTTGAACAAGATAAAGAGCTTATTGATATAGATTTTGAAAAACAACAAAAAGTAAATGATTTAGAATTTAGCAGAGCTAGAAGTTTAATAACACAAGAATATTCTCTTAAAGCAAGAAATGCTGAAGCAGCAGCAGTTGATGCAGCAGCTGCAAAACAAGCAATTGCTGAGATTGAAGCAGAAAGAGATATTGAGTTAGCTAAGATCGAACAAATGGAGAAAGTAGAATTAAAAGAATTAGAATATCAAGCTGAGTTAAGTGAAATAAATGCTAAGGCTAAAGCTAAAGAAGGTAGTGGTATTAACAAACTTATGAAGCGTTACAGTGTTAACGGTACAATTAAAGAGACTGATTTAGATAGTAATGATGTTGAAGCATTTAGTGCAGCTAATCTTGAAATGGTACAAAATAGAGGAATTACTCAAGAAGATTTTGATGAATTTACAGGTGATAAAGTAAACTTTGTTGATAGAAAATTATTTGGTCCTAATTACTTTACTTTTGAGTTTAGAGGAGAAGAATATAAATTTGGTAAAGAACTTTTTGGTGTATTAGGAATAGGTGGCAATGAAAGTGACGAGATGAAAGCTTTAGAAGCTGCTATATTACAAAGTAAAAATGATAAAACAGTTTATGATACAGGGTTTAGTGCTTACAAAGGTTTAATGGAAAAAGAAGGTATAACGAATGTAAGTGAAAGCACTTATAGAACAAAGTGGGCAAATTATGTACAAGGTATAAATTTGAAACCAGCAAATTTAAATGAATTTTTAACACTGATAAACGAACTTTAAAAATACATCATGGCTAGAAATGCTAATGATCTTTCAAGTAGAATAGCTGCCTTTCAGAATAAAGTAGACCGCAAAAAAGAATTTTTATCTGTTAAAGCAGATGCATTAAAAGAAAGACTACTTGCTGTTACACCTGAAAAACAAAAAAATACTCAAGTATCCT